CGAATCCCATAAAATGCGATAGGGCACCCAGAAATAAAACGTGTCGATATATAAATTATCCTGCAGCGGATGTAGCGGCGTTGCGAGTCTTGCTACAATCGTGGTTTCTACGTTCCAGGAATCGCCTGGAATCGTGTCCCAGGGCGCTGCCATCGGGATAAGGTAATCGGCGTCGAACGTTGTTTTTATGCCGTGTGATAGATCGAAGGTCGAGCGCGGAATATCCGCGCGCGGTACCTGGCTGAATGAGTGTTGACTTTTACCGACTTTAGTTCGTGCCATCTTGAATCTCCCGTAAGCCATCATTAATTTCCGATAATTTGAGCTCGTTTTCTTTGCCGTCCACTTGGCGGCTTTCTGCGACGCATTCTAATCCTGTAATCAGTTTTTTGAGTTTTGTGCCCTTCATCGTTCCCTCGGTGTCGTCAAACGTTCCGAATCGGTACAGCGTGTAGTCATCTGGGTGTTTGCCCACTTCGTGGGTTGCGTCCATCGCGATGTCTTTGAAGCCTCTGATGGCTTGGCCGTCGGCTTGTGTAAAAAAAGGGCGCATGTACACGCCCGAAGCTACGTCAAATATGGTGTATGCGTTGAGTTTCATTATGCTGTTTTCCTGTAGGTTGTGGTTATTTTTATGAGCTGTCGGCAGTCCCAGCAATAGCTACCCATTATGAGTGGGTGTCTCCAGCTATGCTTTTGTTTAATTTTTCTGTCGCCTCTGTGTTGTGGGCCGCAGCAGTGCTGTGTCCAGTTATACGGCCCTTCTATTGTCCAATCATTGTTGTCCATTTTCGTAGCCTCTTTTTAACATGTTGACTTGCGCTTTTTTGACCTTGTATCGGTCTTCTAGTCTTCTAGGTGTGTAATCTTGACATTGGGCAGCGTGGTACTTTGCTCGCTGTCTCTTAATCTTTTTGTAGGTGTTTTTGTCTTCCCGTTCGAGTAGTACGTCATAGTATTTAGGTACGTTCTTATACACGCCGCGTCCGGGTACCGGACACTCGTCCGATGGGAATACGTCCGTTTTGTATTTTTGGTACCAGTCATAGCCTATCCCCGGTTTTAAGCTCATTGTGATGTATTCGGGTTGGAGGTTGTATATTTCTCCTGTTCCGGGATCAACTCGTAAGTAGTGTTCTTCGGCGCGTTTTCCGGTTACTTTTTTCATGATGTACCGGCTTGTATAGGCCGCTGTTTGGTAGTTGAGTTCGCCCAGGGAACAGAATCCTCGTCCCCATATTTTCTCTAATTCCAATGAAGTGTAAGTAATGATGTCGTTATCCACGCGGTACGGTTCTTTGTCGTGGAAGTCTATTCCGAATAGGCAGGCGTGGTAGTGCGGCCTGGCTAATTGTTCCCCGTATTCTCCGCAGTGGAAGTAACGTAGTTTTTTATCCGGGTATCGCCTCCTGAGTCGCTTCATAAATTTTTGGAAGTGTTCTTTGTTCAAGCTGCCGTCGTGCGGCAGGTGTTGAGGGTCGTACGTCAGCGTGACGAAGGTATTTTCGTCGTGCATTTGGCTCTCGTGTACGATCCTCGCTGCCCATTCTTTGCTTTTGTCGATGCGGCATCCCATACATTGTCCGCATGCGACGTCGATTGCCTTTCCGGCCTCCTTCATGCGTTTGAATACTATTCCGTCATCGGGATGCTCGTATCCTTTAAGAGGGCTGTAGCAAGTCATTGCTCACAGCCTGATTCCGCCCCTTGCCATTGTTACCCGATTTTTCGGGTGCTCTTTCATGACGCCTTTTGCGAACATTTTCGCACTGCGTCTTTTGCCTAACTTTCTGCGTTGTCGCATGGAGTTTCTCCTTTCTCAATGTTTCCACATTGGTTAATTTTGAGAGGGTTTAGCCCTCTCTTGATCCCGCCACGGACCCGTTGGCGGGTCCCCACACAGTAGCTTCTACTTGATGTCTACTGTGTAGGTGACACCATACTCTCCTTTGTATGGTTTGTCGCCTGTTTCCGTTCGTAGGAAACTTTCTGCCCGTTCTGTTGTGACCTTTCGCGCGTGCGTGCGTTTCGCGTGCGTGCGCGCATTGTTCGCGTCAGTTTGGGCAGTTTCTAGAGACTCTGTCTCGTTTGTCGGCGCGGAGCGCCGTCCTGCGGCCGTAGGCCGTACAGTTCCCCGACAGGGGTCTCCCTGAAAGGGTGAAGGGGTTTCAGGGGCGCTCACGCGCCCCTGATGCGTCTGTGTACGCTTTAGTTCCCGTCTGTGTCTGTTGCCCCCCCGTCGCTCGGGGGGGTTGGGGGGGTCGGTTCGGCCGGCGGATTATTTCCCGTCGGCCTTACGTTCGGGAGCTGTGTTCCCGGTTTTGCTAGTTCTGGCAGTTTTTCTGCCAGTGTGTCTTTGTTTTCCGGATCGTTTACGAATTCGAAGAATTGTTCCGGGCTGTTTGAGAATTCACGCCGGACTTCGGACGGCAGTTGCTCAAACATGCTGTTGGCCTTTGCGATCTGGTTTTGTGCGGTTTGGAAATCAAATCCGCTCAGGTCGCCGTATTGGCCTCCCCATTGTTCCAGGTGCGATAGCGTTCCGCTTCTTGCGTGCCTGGCAATGATTTTGTTGACGTCTGTTTGGTCTTTGAAGCTCTGCTTCGTCCGTCCGTCTGAGTAGTCTTTTGGTATTTGCGTGAGTCTCACGCCTTCTTCGTCTGTCATGAAGCTCATTAGTATCTTTCCTCGTAGTAGGTGTCGAAGACCCGTTGGATTTGTTCTTTACTCGGCAGTTTGCCGTTGTTTTTTTGCATGTAATCTTTTATGTATTGGTCGGTGTTTTGCAGTGCAAACCCGATCCAAGTTCTTTGTCCGCCTTGTGGTAGTTTTATTGAACCTAGTCCTTGTTCCCGTTTTGTAACGGATGGAGTTAATTTTGCTGATGTTGGCCTTTGTAGCTGTCTTTCTGTACGTGTTGACATCGAAGTGCCGGGCTGATTTCGTTTTTGGTATCCCTCTGCTAAGTCTGATACTGCTCGTGATCCTTTATCGATGAGTGATCCCGCGCCAGCGCCTAGTTTAGATGCTGGCTGTATTGCGTCTGCTTGTGCTTCTGTAAGTTTCGTTTGAGCTCTTATGTTTGCTATTTGTGCGGCTACTAGTCCGGCGTTGCTAACGCCTTGTGCGAGTTGTTGTTTATCGTTTTCGAATCGTGCTTGGGCTCCGCCCGGCGTTGATGCCGGGCTTCCCAATGCCAGGATTCGATTTAGTCCTGCTTTGTCCAGATCGTGAGCGGCTCGTTGGTAAGCCGTATTGCTCATTCGTTCTTGGAATGCTCGATTCAGCGACGCTTGCCGGGCATTTGCCTGGTTTGCTTCGCTTTGTCCTCGAGCTCCTATGAGGCCGCCAATTATTTGCGCGCCTCCTCCTATTAATGCTCCCAATGGCATTCGTTTCTCCTAGAAGTGATCGATTCCGCCGGGTACGCCGTACAGTGGTAATGGTCTTGCGGCTTTGATGTCGTGCCAGATATCCGCGATGAAATGCGGTTCTGATGGTACTGCGATCGCGTTGTCCAGTGGTGTACCGGTGTTGCTTTCTATAAACGCGCTTCCGAGTGAAGGTTGACTGGTGAAGTCTTCGCTCACTGTCCACGATGATAGGCTGCTCGTCGCATCTGGCCGCATCAAACCGGTGAGCTTGTTGTTTTGGAATCGGTATTCATTGTATCGGCCTGTGTAACCGAATACGTCTTCGTCCGTGCTGTCGTTTTGTATCCAGATTTCTTTGTTCAAGATGGCTTGCTCGCCAATTCCGCTCAGTACCGGATAGTAGAAGTCGTATCGTGTTGATTTTGCCCAGTATTTGTCTTGACCCTGACTGTACGTGATGTCGCCTCTGGCGTTAACCAGGGCGATAATGACGCCGTGTTCTACGAAACTTTTCGTGAAGCTGTGTTCTCCGACGCTGTATCCGTATCCAGCGAGTGCGCCTTTGGTGTTGTCCGCTGTTGCGCTTGCTTCGTAGGTTGTTTGTGGTACCGGCGTGATGCCCACTGTTTGTGATCCTCCACCCAGATAAACCGGTCTCTGGGCGGTATAGTCTGGGAATGTAACTCCCCAGTGGGCTTTGAGTGTTTCCACATACCGTGTTCCGCTCCTTGCGTCTCTTTCAAGCAAGCGTTGAGTTTGGAAAGCCAGGCGTAGTTCGTTGATGGTCGAAGCTGTTGCGTCTGTTAAATCCGTGAATATCCCTGGGTATCCCGCTGAGGGGCCTTCTTCGAATTTTATGTTCGTGTCGCCACTGCTCCAGTAATTGGCGAACGTGTCTGTCGGTGGTCCTCCGGTTTGCCGTACTGTGATAGGGCCAGTTGTTGGGCCCGTGTCGCTAACGTCGAGTCCTATGCCATGTACAGGTGCACTTGTACCAAGTGGTAAAGCCACGGATTCGCCTTTCTGCGGCCAGGGGAGGGCCGAACAAAAATAGTCGTGTTTTTTGGCCCGTTTCAATGGGAACGCGCCAGAGTCTCCGACCGCGCTGGTCCATGTGGACTGTAACGTATCTGGGCCGTCGCCCGTTTCGTTGCCGGCTGTGAGGCTGTCTTGGAGGTTTTCGTCTCTGAACCAGTCGTTAAAGATTTTTCCGTACGCGCGGTACGGTATACACGAGGTTGAAGTATCTTCCGGATCCTGGGCTCCGCCCGCGTTGGCGATTGGCAAGCCGAAATAGTCCCATAGTGTTCCGGTTGCGCACCGCGCGCTGTTTGTGCCATCGACCGTAGGTATTGTGAAGTCGATGCTGTCCGTTGGGTCGTCTTGCGCGCCGCAGAAGCGTTCCCAATTGGCCCAGAGTATCCGGTACGGTACGAAGAAGTAGAATGTATCGATGTACAGTGAGTCCATCAATGGATGTAGTGGCGTTGCTAATCGTGCCACGATCGTCGTTTTACAGTTCCAGCTGTCGCCTGGTATGACGTCCCATACGCCCATAGGTATGAGGTAGTCGGCATCGAATGTGGTTTTTATCCCGTGTGAGAGATCGAAGGTCGATCGTGGTATATCCGCTCTCGGTACTTGTCCGAAGCGGTGCTGGCTTTTGCCGACTTTTGTACGTTGTGCCATTTAGGTGCCCTCTGTTGCGAGTTTCAGGTCTGCTTGTTTTGGATTGCGGTCTGCTGATACGCATTCCAATCCGGTTGTGAGTTTTTCCAGTTCTTCGCCTTCCATTTTTCCGGTCGTATCATTGAACGATCCGATTCTGTAGAGCGTATAGTCCTCTGGATGCTTGCCGACCTCGTGGTCGGCGTCGGTTGCGATGTCCTTAAAGCCTCGGACTGCTTGTCCGTCTGCTTGGGAGAAAAAAGGGCGCATGTATACGCCCGAAGCTACGTCGTAGATTGTGTATGCGTTGAGTTTCATTTTAGGTTCCTTTTTTCTTGTATTGTTACGTTTAATTGTCGTTCATATTTTTTGCAGAAGTCCCCAAATGTTTTTGGTGGGTCTTCGTCTTGGTCTTTTGCGACTTTGTATAAGTCATATGGTATCTGTGCTTCTGGTGTTCGTCTTAACCAGTTTTGCCAGTGTTGTTTATGTGTTTCCATGTTCGTAGCCTCGTTTAAGCATTTTTAGCTGCGCTTTTTTGACCTTGTATCGGTCTTCTAGTCTTCTAGGTGTGTAGTCTTCACATTTGGAAGCGTGATACTTTCTTCTGAGTTTTTTAATCGCTCTGTAGGTGTCTTCATCCTCCCTTTCCAGTAATGTGTCATAGTATTTAGGTACGTTCTTATAGACGCCTCGTCCGGGTACCGGACATTCGTCCGGGAATACGTCGGTTTTGTATTTTTGGTACCAGTCATAGCCTATCCCCGGTTTTAAGCTCATTGTTACGTACTCGGGTTCCAGGTTGTATATTTCTCCTGTTGTTGGGTCGACTCGCATGTAGTGTTCTTCGGCCTTTTTCCCGGTTACCTTTTTCATAATGTACCGGCTTGTGTATGCCGCTGTCTGGTAGTTGAGTTCGCCCAGGCTGCAGAAGCCTTTTCCCCATAGCTGTTCTAACTTTAAGCTTGTGTATGTGATGATGTCGTTGTCGACTCTGTAAGGCTCTTTATCGTCGAAGTCGATCCCAAATAGGCAGGCGTGGTAATGCGGCCTGCTTAATTTCTCTCCGTACTCTCCGCAATGGAAGTAGCGTATTTTATTATTCTGGTTCTGACTCCTGAGTCGCTTCATAAATTTTTGAAAGTGTGCTTTGTTCAAGCTGCCGTCGTGCGGCAGGTTTTCTTGGTCGTAGGTCAGGGTTACGAAGGTATTTTCTTCGTGCATCTGGCTTTCGTGTACTATTCGTGCTGCCCATTCTTTGCTCCTGTCGATTCGGCACCCCATACATTGTCCGCATGCGACGTCTATTGCCGTTCCGGCCTCCTTCATTCGTTTGAATACGATTCCGTCTTCTGGATGTTCATATCCTTTAAGCGGGCTGTAGCAAGTCATTGCTCACAACCTTATTCCGCCCCTGGCCATCGTTACCCGATTTTTCGGGTGTTCTTTCATGACGCCCTTCGCGAACATCTTTTGCGAACGTCGGTTTCCGAGTTTGCGTCGTCTCATTATTTTTACCTCCGGTAAATTTTTATCTCTCCACGGACCCGTTGGAGAGTCCTCTTCACAGTAGCTCTACTTGATGTCTACTGTGTAGGTGACAGGATACACCTCTTTGTATCCTTTGTCTCCTCCTCGCGTTCGTAGCGAGGTTTTTATCTGCCCCATGTACGCTCATCGCGTGAGTGCGTGCGTTTCGCGTGCGCTCGTGCGGTTTTCGCGTTTTTAGGGCAGTTTCTAGAGACTTGTCTCGTTCTGTCGGCCCGTAGGGCCGTCCTGCGGCCGTAGGCCGTCCAGTTCCCCGGTCAGGGGTCC